ATCCGGGACACGCCGTTTTTCGATCACAAGATAGGGCTCACCAGCGGTGTGCCCTGTCAAGGTCGACGTGCGGGAATTCCCACTTTGTGAGAATTCGGTGAGGACTGTCGTCATTGCAGCCATAAATCCTCCTATTTCAATCGCTGTATTACCAATCCTAACAAATCGAGAATTTTGTAGGGATTGATATTCAGCTTGAAATGCGGGGTTAATGGTACATGACAAGGGACCCTCTGCTCCTTTGATGCCGATACAAAGGTCTGCTTGTAGTTCGTCCCGCCGAGCCATACGTATCCAGTACTAGCCGAAATCGGCGTAGACGTGGATATACGTTGAAGCTCGACGCGATGTCCGTACGAAGCAGAGTACTTAGTATTGAACATCAAAAATTGCGTGGCTGCAATAGATTTTCCAATGGATACAAGCCAATCAATCACAAAACTTAATGGGATTACCTCCCACGCAGTTATTGCGACGTTGGCAAGTATCTTCGGAACCTCTATATCAGCCGTCACAGACCCAACTCTTGATACCTTCACCTTGTCCTCTGTAACAATAGAGTAAACAAGGGGAGCTACCGTAGAGTTGCCTGAGTTCACGTAGGTTTCTGAATTCCAGAAACCTGCACGCTTTGAATGCCTTTCTTTCGTGTCGTTCCAGTCGTCGATCGCTTCCTTAAGATTTTGTAAATCATAAGCAAGCGTTCTCCAACCGTAACGCCATGAAAGCCACTCATTTGAAAACTGCTTCCATGTTTTTGGAAGACGCAACTTGACCAATTTGGTGCAAGTTCCGGTTAACAAACGGGGGATTTCGGCAAACTCAGCTATGAACGTCAGTGCATCAAAGCCAGAAGTATACATGTCGGCCGCTGCCTTCTGAACCAAGTAACTTGATTCAGGAGGAGAGTATCCGTCAAGTATAGTTTTGACCTGTGATGCTGTGGGCGTACCAGGATACCCGTAACCACCTTCCGTGTAGTTCCTATAAGTGTAAGTACTACTACTTGTAGGACGCCACGAAAAGTCGTACGTTGCTTCTCCCAACAAACCAGCATGGCCCTCATATTTGAGCCATGGGGTGTGAGGAAGAAGTTCTCCTGCTCGCACACGTCTGTGAAAGGAAGGGATGTTGTAACCAAGATAGGAGTTGAATTCCATTGACATGACAATATTGCCAAGATCAATGGATTGATAAGCAACTCCATTCCTGGTCTGTTTCCAAACCACAAACGATGTTTGTGGCAAGTAAACAGATCCCTCCCGCTTTAGAGGAGCAGATTCCATATGCCTCCTTTCGGAGACATACAGTCTCCTGCC